CCTAACAAAGATTTATTTAACAGGGATAAAGAAGATGTGGAAGATAATTTTACTGTAAAAGAACTAAGACAGGTATATGATCTTTTAAACATAAAAATGTTGTTTGAACCTTCTACGATAAAGTTTATTTCCGAAATGTCGAAATCAGCACCGAGTGGCCAATTAATGGATAAAAAGTCTTATTCAGATCTTTTTCCACAACAATTTGGAGATCCAAATCGTCCTTATGAAAAAACATATACAGATATTACACCAGACATGAGTTATTTTGATGTTATGAGTGCGAGAGATAAATTTATAAGAGGTTCGAGAAAAGAAAACAAAGCCGAAGGCGGTGTTATAGGCCTAAAGGACAGGGCTGTTAAAATGTATAGGAATGTTGTATAGTACCTAAAAGGAGAATTACATGGCAAGAGAACCGATAGGCAGCATGGTAGAAAACGTACCGTCTCAATTAGACGAAGAGGAGTTAGCTGCTGAAGTAGAAATAGAGATGCCTGACAGTCTTGACATGGGTCCTATCCCAGATAATGTAGAGATTATGGAAGAAGATGATGGAAGTGTTATCGTTGATTTTGAGCCACAGGATCAACGAGGCACGACTGAAGATTTTTCTGCCAACTTAGCTGAAGAGATGCCTGATGGGTTACTGGGTAGGATAGCCAGTGAGCTTGTGGGTGAGTTTGATGAAAACAAGAGTGGTAGACAGGAGTGGGAAGATGCTTTCGCTAACGGTTTGGAGTTACTTGGATTTAGCTATGAAGAACGATCACAACCGTTCAGGGGCGCGAGCGGTGTCACGCACCCGTTACTTGCCGAGTCAGCCACACAGTTCCAAGCCCAAGCCTTCAATGAGTTGTTGCCACCCACTGGACCCGTGCGAACTACCGTGCTTGGATCGAGCACTCCTGAAAAAGAAGACCAAGCCCAGCGCGTAAAGGAGTTTATGAACTACTACATAACCTGTGAGATGGAGGAGTATACGCCTGAGTTAGATCAGATGTTATTCTTTTTGCCACTAGCGGGTAGTACGTTCAAGAAGGTCTATTATGATGAGAACTTGGATAGAGCTGTAAGTAAGTTTGTTCCGGCAGAGAATTTAATTGTACCGTATAACACTAGCGGATTAGAGACGTGTCCTAATATTACGCAAGTTTTAAAGATGAGCTTAAATGATTTAAGAAAGAGGCAGGTAGCTGGTTTTTACAGGGACATTCCTGTTATTCCGGCTCAGAGCGAATCAGGTAGTTTAAGTGATGAGATAGAGAGAATTGATGGGATGTATCCGTCACAGATTGATTATGACTGCACATTACTGGAATGTCATGTAGATCTGGATTTAGAAGGATATGAAGAAGTTGGAGAAGATGGAGAGCCTACTGGTATAAAGATACCGTATGTTGTGACAATATCACAGGATAATGGCCAGATTCTGTCGATTCGCAGGAACTACAGGGAAGATGACGAGAAGAAGGCTAAGATACAATATTTTGTACATTACAAGTTTCTTCCAGGCTTTGGTTTCTATGGATTAGGTTTGATACATACTATAGGTGGTTTATCGCGAACCGCGACTTCTGCTTTGAGGCAGTTGATTGATGCTGGTACGTTATCTAATCTTCCAGCAGGATTTAAGGCCCGCGGCCTACGGATCAGGGATGATGACGAGCCGTTACAGCCGGGAGAGTTTAGAGACGTAGATGCTCCGGGCGGGGATATAAAAGCGAGTTTAATGTCGTTACCGTTCAAGGGACCTGACCAGACTTTGATGGCCTTATTAGGTTTTGTAGTTGATGCGGGACAGCGATTCGCTACCATAACAGACTTGAAAGTTGGTGATGGAAATCAAAATGCAGCTGTAGGTACTACTATAGCAATGTTGGAACAGGGCTCACGGGTCATGTCTGCGGTGCATAAAAGATTACATTATGCGATGAAACTGGAGTTCAAGCTGTTATCTAAAGTTATGTCTGAGTTTTTACCTGACGAGTATCCGTATAGTATCACGGGTGTTGACGGGAGTATTAGAAGAGCTGACTTTGATAATAGGGTGGATGTATTACCTGTATCTAATCCGAATGTATTTAGTCAGGCACAAAGGATATCTTTGGCGCAGACCAAAATGCAGCTAGCCACGTCAGCTCCTGATATGCACAACATGTACGAAGTGTTTAGGGATATGTATGAGGCGTTGGGTGTAAGAGATATAGACAGGGTCTTGAAGAGAACTCCAGAGCCGGAGGCGATACCAAAGGATCCTGCTCAGGAAAACATAGATGTTCTGGATCAGATTCAGCTTACTGTTTTTGAAGGTCAGTCCCATGAGGCCCATATAATGGCTCACATGGTTTTTGGATCTACACCTCTTGTGGCTCAATCACCTCCTATGGCGGTAGCTTTACAGAAGCACATAATGGAGCACGTTAAGATTGGAGCTCGTGAAAGAGCTGCGGTTGATTTGATCCAAGCTGGCGGTGGTCAGGCTATTTCTGAAGAGCAGATGATTGATATGGAAGCCAAGACAGCTCAATATGTTGCAGAAGGCATGTCGCAGCTGAAAGCATTAAGCGGACAACTAAGTGGTGCGGGTCAGCCGGATCCTCTTGTAAAGTTAAAAGAACAGGAGCTACAGTTAAAAGCGCAGGCTGAACAGAATGATTCTCAGGTAGACAAAGCTAAACTTGGACTAGAAGAGAAGAAGGTCGAGCAGCGCGGAGAGCAGTTTGATAAGAGGATACAGAGCTCTGAGAATATAGCGCAGGCTAGGATTGATTCATCTATGAAACGTGAATTAATGAAACAACAAAACAACCAAGGAGGTCAAGGTGGCTAAAGCAGGTGACAACAGAAAAGAGAAGGATTTAAGAAAAGAGTTCTTTGACGGACCAGCCTCAGACTCTATGAGCTTCGAGCAGTTCTTAATAAGAGAAGGTCACGGGGATAAAGTCAAAGCTAAGAAGATGAAGGATGGCGGGGAAGTCTTTGCACCTAATTCTGACTATTACAACGAGTTCTTGTAAAAGTGACGGCCTTCATATTAGTTTGTTATTTAGGCCTTAAACTAGAAGGCGGTATATATTTTAAAGATGTTAACCATTGTCTCTTGTATAAAGATAAATTGCATAATCAAATTGTTATGAAAGGTACAGAAGAACAAACATATCAATGTATGTGCAAACTTATACCTAAGATAGATCCTAGTACAGTACAGGTGTATTAATGACGGATGAGAAAAAGAAATTAATAAACTTAGATCTAAGTAACAATTCGTTCGAGCTGTCACTTAGAATACTAGGTAATGAGTTTGTTGCAATCAAGATAGGGTCTACTAACTTTAGTGGTAAATTAATAGCAGGAGGTATTTTGTTATTATTCTTTACTTTGGTCTTGTTAGAAGGTTTTGGATTAAATGAGATTTTAATACAATGAATTTTGAAACTTTTTTAAGATGGAAAATTTTACCAAGATTTATGATGCTTGCTAGTACGATTATGTCTTGGAGATGCGCTGAATGGTTTATGGATTTACCTGAACCTACAATGCAGCAATCAGCTTTTGTATCTGTTGTTATGGGTGTAATGACAGGTATCTTTGGCATATGGATGGGACACGAACATAAGGGAGAAAGTAATGTTAACAGCACTGATAGGTCCAGTAAGTAACTTACTCGGTAAGTTTATAGAGGACAAAGACATGAAGAACAAGTTGGCACATGAAGTGGCAACTATGGCAGAGAATCACGCACAAGAATTAGCTAAAGGTCAACTAGCTATAAATCAAACAGAAGCAAAGCATAGATCGATCTTTGTTGCCGGATGGCGCCCCTTTATTGGTTGGACATGCGGCATTGCCCTATGTTGGCATTTTGTGCTTGCGCCCGTTACTATGTTTGTGTGTGCTTACTTAGATGTTATTATACCAGAATTGCCCACATTTGATATGGGCTCACTTATGACGGTTTTAATGGGAATGCTCGGATTGGGCGGACTTCGCAGCTTCGAGAAGTATAAAGGATTAACAAAATGAGTTTATATGCAAACATAAATGCTAAGAAAAAAAGAATAGCTGCAGGTAGTGGCGAGAAGATGAAAAAGAAAGGTGCAAAAGGAGCTCCAACAGCTAAGAACTTTGCGCAAGCCAAGAAAACAGCTAAAAAACCAATGAAGAAAATGAAAGTATGATTAGAGTTAATTTAGAGTTATTTAAGTTTTTTAACAAGATTGGTAATTACTTTTACAAAAAGCATGTTAAAGGTGTCAGACGATGCCGGTAAAACCAGAAATCTGTTACATACATAAAATAGCCGTTCAAGAGGTTATTGAAGAAGAACCCATTCCTTTTGCAGGAATTTTAAAATTTGTTGAATATAAATGCCCAATGTGCGAGAGTAGTTTTAAAAGTATAAGAGATTATACGATAGAATAGAACAATATGAGGTTTTTATAGAAATGAATGAGATTTATCTTGCACAAGCTGTATTTAGGCTTATAAAAGAAAGAAGGGAACTTATTCGAGAGACTTTAGAGTTTGATAACGTAAAAGATATGGAACACTACAAAGGTCTAATGGGTGAGTTAAAATCTTTAGATTATCTAGAGGGTGAAATAAAAAATCTTTTAGATAAGCAAGAACAAGAGGAAGTTTAAATGGAAGCGTCAGCTACAGAATTAGAAGGGGCTTATGTAGACCCTAAAGACAGGGTTTTAGATCCCAATTTAATAGAACAAAGTTTAATAGAAAGAATGCCGCAGCCAACAGGCTGGAGAATACTCATTTTGCCTTACAGAGGTAAAGGTAAGACAGAGGGAGGCATTTTGTTACCAGATAAGATTGTAGAAGAAGGACAGGTTTCCACACAAGTTGGTTATGTGCTGAAGGTAGGACCCTTAGCTTATAAGGATACAGAGAAGTTTCCAGCGGGCCCTTGGTGTGCGGAGAAGGATTGGGTAATGTTTGCCCGATATGCAGGATCTCGTTTCAAAATAGATGGTGGTGAAGTCAGAATTTTGAATGATGATGAGATTTTAGCAAAAATTATGGACCCTGAAGACGTTTTACATTATTAAGAGGTAGATATGAGCGGAAAAGAAGCACAAGCAGAACTAGATTTAGATTTAGGTGAAGAGGATGGTCCAGATGTGGAAGTTACTGTCGAGCAACCAGCTGAAAATGAAACAGTTGCAACTGAGACAGAAGCTACATCAAATGACGATGAGTTTCAAAAAAGTGAAAACCAAACTCAGAAACGTATTAACCGCCTTACTAAAAAAATGCGCGAAGCTGAAAAAAGCGCTGAAGAAGCTACTAGGTTTGCACAGCAAAAAGCAAAAGAAAACCAAGAGTTAGCTCAAAAACTTAATCAAATGGATAATAATTACGTTGATCAGTATAGTGGTCGCGTGGAATCTGAACTAGCTCAGACAGAATCAGCTTTGAGAAGTGCTATGGAGATAGGCGATACGGAAGCAGCTGTAGCTGCTCAAAGAAAAATGACACAATTAGCCGTAGACGCCGATAGAGCTGCTCAAGCTAAGTCAGCTAACGAGAGAAGACAAAAGCAAGCTCAGGCGCAGCCTGTGGCGCAACAACAGCCTGCTCAACCTGCTGCAAGGCCAGATCCTAAAGCAGAAAGTTGGGCACAAAGAAATGATTGGTTTGGCGATGATAGTGCCATGACCTATGCAGCATTTGGTATTCATAAAGAACTTGTCGAATCAGAAGGTATTGACCCGAAGAGCGATGAGTACTATGATACATTGGATAGACGTATGAAGGAAGAATTTCCTCATAAGTTTAAGGAAGAATCTCAGAGTAAACGACCCGCCCAGACGGTTGCCTCTGTTAATAGATCTTCCGGAACTGGGCGCAGTAGTGGGAATAAGGTTAGACTGACTCAAAGGCAAGTCGCTATGGCGAAAAAACTTGGGGTAAGTTTAGAACAATACGCAAAATACGTTAAGGAGTAAGATTATGGAAAAACAAGACGAAATGTTTGAAGGTTCTATTAAAAGAGCTCCTCGCGCAACACAGACAAGGGAGAAGGCGGCAGCGCGTAAGCCGTGGGCTCCACCATCCATGCTGGATGCACCACCCGCACCAGATGGCTTTAAACATCGATGGGTAAGAG